AAGGGCTTAAGATTTCTTGGGTCTATGTTTACGAGTTCGACCATAGGTACAATGTTGTCTTTGAGAAAACCCTTTGGGGTGGTTGCAATCAATACTCTTTTTGTATTTCATACTCCATTTTCTAGTCTTTTGTTTCTTATTCTTCATAACATACATCAATATTGTTTAAAAAAAGGGTAGAATAAAAGATAGATGCATCTATGTATGTTTATTCTTTGGTTCCTGTCCACTATGGAAAAATTATTCATTACACGGAAACCAAAAGAAAAGATAGAGGAAACCTTTTTCTTATATGATATAGAAAGCGAAGAAATGGAGAATTTATATGACTAGGGCAACAGATAACACTTTCTGCACACCGGGATATAGGCTTTTTCGTCCATCAACATCTGTTCCGTGTCTTGCGTAATTCGTTTAGAGAAAGAAGAGGGTTTCTTGCAAATGTCGCATGTACCACGTAGCTTGATCAGCGTATCACAATATGAAATGGCGAGATGGAGCTGACCAAAGGGTTCGCGTAAATAGTCGCCATCTAGTCCAAAGAGGTAGATGTCGATCGTCGATTCATACGCACGAATAAATTCCATCAGATCAGGAAAGAATTGGGCTTCATTGATATAAACCTTTAAAGGAAGTTCAAGCTCCTCTAAATGTTTCAAATGATGACACGTAACACATGCAACGGTTCTTCCATCGTGATTTTTCAAGGTGCCTGGTTCCAATAGACCAAGCGAAAAGTCGACCACCAGTCCAGGCGACTTTTCGACCATTTTCATGAGACGGGTCGTTTTGCCAGAGTACATCGGTCCAAGAATGATTTCAATCATGTTACTGGTTAGGTTAGGATATTTCTATATTCAATTTTCTTCGAAAACAAACTACCGTAATTTTCTTCGAAAACAAACTACCGTAATTTTCTTCGAAAACAAACCACCTTAATTGTCTTTCACCACAGGTGGACTAGGCCACTCTGCGTAAGGAATGGCTGCGGTCGTGGGACGATCCATGGCAAGCAACTGATCCAAGGCTTTCATGCGTTTCTCCAAAGGTGTTCCCCCCGACAGTTTGCGTGTCAGTTGCTTCCATCTCCATTCAAACTGTAAACAGGCGCGCCAATCGGGGAACCCTTCTACGTGGCAATGACGGATCCATGTTTTGTCTCGTTTCACTTTAGACGTTGTATACACGGCGCCTCCCTTAATATCCCCATTGTGTTGTCGCAGTCGTCGGTCCAAATCCACCGTAGCGCCTACATAGGTCGTTCCATCCGAGCATAAGAGAAGGTAGACAAACATGTATACTATATCTATAACTATATCTATATCTATTGTATATGGCTCCCGAGGTTCGCATGAAAAGACCTATCCGTTATAAACCCAAAACGAAAGAGGCTCCTGTACCGAAGACTTTAAAGAAGCCATCACCAGTAAGAAATGCTATAAAGAAACCATCTAGACCCGTTCTGTCAAGATCTTATTCACGTAAAACCATGAAAAGGCCTTCCCCCAATCCATTCAATCAGCTAAACATGAAATCGGCAAACATGCTCTACGATCCAAAGATCCCTTCCCCTAAAGTCAAAATAGACGCGTCCAAACTCTTTCATAAGATGGACGAGCTGCAACAGATGTTGAAACAACTCAAGATCAAACGTTCTGCCATCAAAGTATCCATGAACCGATCCGCCAAAGCCTATTTAAATGCAGCCTCTTACGAGAACTCTCTACTAGAGAATAATTTAAATGAAGCCTCTTACTATGACCCTCTACTAGAGAATAATTTAAAATTGAAGGGAATAAAAGGCACATCTATTCATTAAGATGGAGCGTTCCCTGAATATCAAACTCTCTGAAAGTGCGATCCAGTTCCGCGAGGACATGACGACCTGGTTCAAGACCCAACAGATCGAAATGATCAATCAGGATGGAAAAAACTGTTACGAAGATTTCGTCGCCTTTATCGATGGATATGAGAACATTCAGTTTACCAAGGATGACCTCAAGAAACGAAGTCGGACCAAAACCTTGATTGCGACCTTTGAGCGTTGCTGTGCGCTACGGTCCAATCATGAACAGTGCACTCGAAAGAGTAAAAAGGACGAGGTGTATTGCGGTACACACATGAAAGGCCAACCTTACGGGATACTCGATGCAGAACCCAAGTCGACGGACACCAAAATCGATGTGTGGCTGGAAGACATTAACGGGGTTCACCAGTACACCGACAAGGAAGGGAATATTTATTCAAGCGAAGACATTCTGCAGAAAGTTGCCTTTCCGCGTATCATCGCCAAGAAAAAAGTTACGGTTTAATTATTACCCTATAAATAATCGATCATTATTTTTTAATCCAACCAATTTACATAATCCGTCAGCGTGTCCCGGATGTTTGGTTGTTCCAGTTCAGACGGCGGCATGTTCTCTAACACGGCGATGGCTACGACCAAATCATACATCGGCGGAGTCTCGGTCAGCGGAAGATCTACCGAGCCCGGTGGAAGGGTTCGCAAGGAATAGAGAGCTTCCTGACCGTCGTATACGCGGGAAGCGCCGCTTTTGTAATACTTATTCGCGAAATAGATCATCACGGCCATGGATTCTTCCAGTTCCGGCTGCAGTCCTTCCAGGAAGGTTGGAACCGTTAATCCTAGACGACCGATAATATCCAGATTGGTCTCTCGAAACCCTTCTGCTGTGATGATCAGATCTTCCATTCCAGGATGATAGTCCCTTAGACATTGTTGGATTTTCAACATGTTTGTACCCGGACCTCCACCCAAGATCGGACAGTAGAGACGATAGAGCAGTCCCGGTACATGCACAATCCCGCCAGGACTGATCAGTTTCATGAACGAATACGCCAGATACTCGTGCTTGTATTTAGGATCCAACACATCCAGGATCTCATGCGGGAAACAGATGTTTGTCAAGTACGTACAGTAGCGCTGAGAAGCGGGAATACTTTCCAACAAGGCCTCATAGGCTTTAGACGGGAAATTCGTGGTTCCAATCTTGGTGCCTTGACAGTATCCATTGCCTGATGCAAGCAGATGCGTTGCGAGCTTATCGCGTAGGATCGCATCTTTCACTGGCGCTGAAATACACACCTTGTTTGCGTCGATTAGACGCCATTGAGGAAATTCATGATAGAACTTGATGGCCGAATTTGGAAAGTGTTCCATCGTCTTCTCGTATCGAACGAGGTCCTCGATCCAGACCGCTACTTCATTCTTCGAAGGATCGCGTGCAATATAGCGTTCGTAATACTTGAACGCGCCTCGATCGTCCATGTCGCCATCCTCCATCCCGTAGAACCATGGATCGTGAATTGCAAAGAGCCTCATTTTTTAAAAGATCTAAGGCGTTTTTCGTGTATTCAATTTTTATTTGAATTTCCTTTTATAAAAATGTAGAGTAGTATATATCATGAACTCCTTATTCGGTCCGCTCAGCCACTCCTACTGCAACTTGTTCTTAATTCTGTCCTTTTTAGGATTAGTCGCGTTATTTGTCGTCATTATCGCAGGGCTTGTCATCGTTGCGAAGAAGGGCATGTCTTCGTTTGAGGGATTTCTGTTTTTGCAGGCCATCATTGTCTACACCATCATGTACATCCAAAACCGTATCCTCTACAATATCTGTAAGGTGGTATAAGCGGCTCAAGATGATCTAAGCGACCAAAACCGGTTTAAATAAACATCTTTATCTAGTTTATTATGACCCCTCTGGACCGTGATGAATTGCGTATTTACCTCGAACATACGGACAAGGAGACGACGATTATTAAATTAACGGCTCCTTGGTGTGGACCTTGTCAAAAAGTAAAGTCCATCATACATACCCTCAACGAAGAATATACGAAAAGCGGGGTATCGTTTGAGTATATCGAGATTGATGTCGATGAAGCATTGGACCTTTTTGCTTTTTACAAACGTATGAAAATGGCGGTAGGCATTCCTACCTTTCTTACGTATAAAAAGGCTAACTTCACACCGGATCATTATTATGTACCTTATCGTTGCTTTACGGGTGCAGACCCAACCATGGTCCGTGCCTTTTATGCAGAAAGCCTTAAATAGTATTAACGAAACATTAACAAAATAGAATATCCTCTTTTGTTAATGAATGCAAAAAGTTCAAACGACGCGATGTCTGAACTCAAAGAATTGTTTGATCTCTTTGACATTCAGGGCGAGCTCACACCCAATCAACTGAGACAAGCCAAAAAGAAGGTACTCTTGTTACACCCCGACAAGAACATCGGTAAAGACACCTCTTTCTATTATGAATACTTTACAAAGGCCTATCAAAAATTAGAGAAGATCTATGAATTTGTCAAGAAAACAGACAAACCACAATCGACGGAATACAACCGAGACCTTGGACATGACATGACGAGAGAAGGATTTTACCTGTATTGTGAGAAAGAAGGGTTGTTTGAGGATCCCGATAAATTCACAAAGGTCTTCAATGACATGTTCGAGAAGGTCCGCATTCAGGATACGGACGGATACGCAGAGTGGTTTAAATCAGACGAACAGATTTACCACAAGGACGACCTGGAGAAGACGAGACAACAAGCCTTGCAATTGGTCAAGAAGGAGGACATCAAATCCTATGTAGAAGCCGACACCTCGGACCTGAAGGAGATCTATAGTCATACCGTATTTGCCATCGACGGGAAGAAAGAGTATGACGAGAAAAAGAAGTTTGGCTCTGTAGAAGAATACAAACAATACAGAAGCCGAGAGAAGCTAGCCCCCCTGACCAAAGAAGAGTCTCAGACGATGCTAAAGGAGCAACAGAGCTACGAGGAAAAACAAGCCATGCAACTCTCGTATACCTTGTCGAAACAGACGGAAGACGCCAATAAAATCTTCAAGGAATATTGTGGTAAGTATTTAAGAATAGAATAGATCTATAAACTTTTATGTATCCATAGTATAATATGAATGCAATTCTCCTTTATCTTATCGTTTTTGTAGCACTGTTTTCTCTCTTCAACTACAAGTACATGAAAGAAAAATGGGAGGATCAATTGCGACAGTTCAAATCAGAAACCATTGACATTGATGTGTTTTTCTACAAGCCGTTGACCTTTTCGAAACTCAAAAAACGCAAGGTATGGGTCTACATTCCTTTTGAATCCAATTCACGAATGTGGGACAGCTTCTCCGAGAGACGTACAACCCGGATGAATTTGTCTTACATGAATTTATGCATCAAGTCCATTGTGGATTGTTGTGCGGAAAAATATGACATTGTGGTGTTCAGTGATAGCGACTTTGAAGATCTGCTCAAGCTCCCGGTTGACCACACCAAGTTGTCGGGCGCTCTTTTGGAAAATCACAGACAGATTTGTCTCATGAAAATCATGTACGAGTATGGCGGCGTGCTGGTTCCACCGTCCCTGTTTCTAAAAGAAAGTGTCTATCATCTGGACAATCCGCAACAATGGTATGTGTCCGAGATGGTGAATACCAACAATGTATCTAACCAGAAAATGTTGCCCTCTAATCAATTGATGGGAACCAATGCTAAAAACCCTGAACTGCTTCTTTACATTCAACATTTGGAAAAACAAGACCGAACCGTCGTCGAAAGCCCTTTTTGTGAAAATTATTTTGTCTCAAAACAGATCCCTGTCATAGATGGCGGACTGATCGGCACCAAAAGCAAGACGGGTCCCGTTGTCCTGGAAGATCTCATGTCAGACCAAGTCCTTGACTTGACCGACAATAACATCGGTCTATACATGCCGGATGAAGTCCTGAAAAAAAGAATACATTATCAATGGTTCTGCAAGATGAGCGAGAGCCAAGTACTGGAATGTAACTGCGCCTTTTCTTATTATATCTTAGGGGTCAAGAAAGACTGTGACTGTAATCGGATTGAATAAATTTATGAATAAATAAGAAGTTCCTGAACCGTGGGCTTGATGGAAGCACGAGGTTTCCTGGGTTTAACCACCTTGGCCGCTTCGACCTCTGCTACAGGCGCAACCACTTCTACCACTTCTGAAACTGGAACACTGATTTGTTCTGTGGTCTTCTTTGGCGGCCCTCCTCGGAAGAAATCTCGAATATTGTGTACAAGGATGGTCTTAACCAGTGGTTCGTTCATCTCTTTCGGAACTGTATCGACCGCCTCTATAACGGGTTCAACTTCAAGTTTGGCGGTTGGTTTTGCTTTTATAGTACCTTCCAAGGATTTGTAAAACGCAACCACCTTTGGATTGGCTCGAATTTTAGAAGGATTGAAATTCAATAGATATAATCCGTCGAGGGTTCGAACACGAGACAAGGCCACGTAGGTTTGACCGTATTCAAAGACGGTCTGTCCAATGTCAATGGCTGCACAATCGAGCGTGGATCCCTGGATCTTATGAATGGTCATGGCCCAGGCCAGGCAAAGAGGATATTGTTTGATGACCAAAGAGGGGAATTCATGATGTTGATAATCATGAGGGTCCATGACCATCACGACCCCATTTGTAAAGGTGACCTGCGGTTTACCCATGATAAAATCTGTAATCACTCCTTGTGAGCCATTACAGATTTTTGGCGGAAGGTTTCGAGTGCACATGACAAAGGTGCCCTTTTTCAGAGAAATGGCTTCAAGGTTGTTCGCTTTCACAATGCTCTGAACTTCGTAATCACGAGCAGAAGGGCTTAGGGATTTGCATTTTTTTATCGTTTTTTGATCGATCAATGTGCCATCTGGATAGGTGATGGCATCGAATACGACTTTTGGATTGAATACATATTCCTTTTCCTTCAGTTTCTCATATTCGATCGAATTAAAGGAAGACGTCTTTGACCGTGTCGGAAACAAATAGGACATGTTTTGGGTCTTGGGACGGTTCAAATACTTTTGAAGCATCTCGACGCTCTTCATGCTAATGTTCCCCACGCGAACCTCGTTCAACAATTCAATATATTCTGGATCGGTCTGACGAAACAGGGTTTTCAGGATGACGTGCTGCTCTTTCGGAAATGTCGTAAACCAATTCTCTGACTCAAAACAGAATTCAGTCTTTTTGTCGAGAGAAACAGGAGGTAGCTGAAAGAAGTCCCCCACAAAGACAACCTGTATTCCTCCAAAGGGTTTTGTGTTCCCGCGAAAGTCTTGTCCGACTTGGTTTAATAAGTCAAAGTATCGTTTCGACATCATGCTCACCTCATCCACAATCAGAATTTCTGCGGCTTTCCAACGAGCCTCGATCTTCTTCTTTGAAAGAATGGTTTCTAATATTTCATCGTCTGGCGTGTTGTCTTTCGCCCAGTACAGCCCGCTCCACGAATGGATCGTAGAGGCGTCACCTTCGAGAAGCATTGCAGCGCAACCCGTCATCGCACACAAGATGGATTGGGGTTTGATTTTCATGAACTCCTTGATCAGATGTGTCTTTCCCGAACCGCCTGATCCGCTCATCAAGATGTTTTCTCCATTCATAAACCGGTTAAGCGCGATCGTTTGTTCTTCAGATAGGGTGTTCAACATGGAAGTCATTTTGTTCAGACCATTTCTGGTGTTTCAGTGCATTCAATTTTATGCACTGGAAGTGTAAAGGTATACTCAATGTAATGTTTCGAATGATTGTATTTGATTTTGTACTCATAGGCGATTTGATTTTTATGAGAGATCTGACGTAAGACCGTAATAAATTTTGAATAGGTCACCTTACCAAAATCAACATAGTGCTTCTTTGAATCATAATAAAAAGGATACATCCTTTCAAAGAATTCT